GTGTATGGCTGCGGGTTTGTTTGAAGTTCCAATATATATTCAAAAAGGTTTAACAGAGGCGCAAAAGCGCGAATTCATAATCAAAGACAATTCGGGTTTCGGTGAATGGGATTGGGATATATTAGCAAATGAATGGGACGCAAAACAATTAATTGAATGGGGGGTTGATTTACCTGTTTTTGATTTACCTATTGACGATGAACAACCCAAAGAAACCGACGACGACAAAGACGTTTGCGAGTTATGCGGGAAATAATTTTCGTAAAGTTTTCGTAAAAAATTAAAAAAAACTTTCATTTTCGTATTGTAATTGAAAAAAAACTTTTATATTTGGGGTATAGAAATAAATAAACCATTAAAAAAACAATTATGGAAACTTTACTAAAACTTTTAATTAATAGCGAACCAATGGTTGAGTTCGAAACTGAAAGCGACTTTGGACATATACAATTTGACGGTAAAAAATGGGCAATTTTTTTCAATGCTAAATGTGTTCATGTTTCAAAAACTTTTAAATCAGCACTTAACAAATTGGAAAATTTAGGAATAAATAAATCACACATTTGTTTTTAACCAATTAAAACAATTAAAACAACGGACGCGTTGGAATAATTCAAATAAGACAACCTTAACGAATTATTTAATTAAAACCTTACAGAAATGTAGGGTTTTTTTTATGTCTTTTAATTTATTTAACTTTGCGTTATGCAAACAAAATCAGACATACTAAAAAACAATTTATTAGAAGCGTTGGAACAATCATTGGGAATTGTCACAACGGCGTGTAAAAAAGTAGGTTGCGCACGTTCAACGTTTTATGAATATTACAACAAAGATGAGGCGTTTAAATCAAAGGTTGATGAGTTGCAAAACTTTACTTTAGATTTTGTCGAATCACAATTGCACAAACAAATCAAAGACGGCAATACAACTGCAACAATATTTTATTTGAAAACAAAAGGAAAAAAACGTGGATTCGTTGAACGCCAAGAAATACAAATGGACGGAAGCATCGAATCTAAAATCATTGAATGGACACCGGCAAAGGACAAATAAAAGAATTTTGCAACGTTCAATTTTACCAAACATTAAATTCAACGGCGCGAATTAAAGTACATCAAGGCGGAACACGTTCGGGGAAAACGTACGCCATTTGTCAGTATTTAATTTATAAGCTAACAACCACAAAAAAGCCTTTGACAATCTCAATAGTGCGGAAAACATTACCGGCGTTAAAACGTTCTGTATTGCGTGATTTTGTTTCTATTGCCACAAAGTTAGGCATATATTATAAAGGCGTACATAACAAAGCCGAAAACGTATTTCGATACAATGGTTCAATGGTTCAATTCATTTCAACAGATGATCCTCAAAAGATTAGGGGTGCAAAACATAATATTTGTTTTTTGAATGAAAGCAATGAATTAATGTTTGAAGACTTTCGCCAACTATCAATGCGAACAATTGATGAAATGATTATTGACTTCAACCCATCGGACCCGATACATTGGCTTTATAATGAAGTAATTGAACGTGATGATTGTGATTTATTTATTACAACGTACAAAGACAATAAATTCCTACCGTCTGAATTGGTCCAAGAAATCGAACGCATTAAAGAACGTGATCCCGATTATTGGCGCGTCTATGGTGAAGGCCAACGCGCACAATTTTCAAACCGTCAAATCTTTACGAATTGGAAATATATTCCATTAGATGAATTTCCAGAGTTTGACGAAACGGTGATAGGCATTGACTTTGGATTTACTAATGACGAATTAGCAATTTTAGAAGTCGGCAAAATAAAAGATAAAATATATATCAATGAGTTAATGTATAAAAAAGGAATGACCAACCGCGACATTGCAAACTTTTTAAAAAACATAGGCAAGGCGGACGTGTTGGCCTATTGTGATTCAGCAGAACCAAAATCAATTGTTGAACTTCGACAAATGGGCATATTAGCAAAAGGTGCGGTCAAGGGCGCAGGCTCAATAAACGCAGGGATTAGTTTAATAAAAGAACACGAAGTGTTTGTTAGTAACGAATCAAACAATCTAAAACGCGAACAACATTCGTATTATTGGCAGCAATTAAAAGACGAAACGATTATAAATAAACCTATTGACGCCAACAACCATTTGATGGACGCATTGCGTTACGCCGTTTATTCTAAATACAAAAACCGAACTGAATTTTTTGTCGTCTAAAAAACAATTTTAAATTTTGTATTTTTACGAAAATTTTATACATCAATAAAATATGGCATCATTACTCGACCGCTTTAAGTCTATAATTTCAAAAAACGCACAACAAACCGCACAACAATACAACAACGCAATTTATAATTGGTTGGGCGAATCAATCGTTTGGAATCCCGAAAATGACGATTCCTATATTACAGAAGGTTACAGAAAAAATTCAACGATTTACGCGTTGGTTAATTTAATTACAAAAGCGGCAACAACAATTCCGTTTCAAGTTTACGAAAAGACAAACGAAAACGATTATAAAAGATATAAGGCCATGACGTCCGGAACGTTTGACGCTGCGACAATACACAAGGCGGCAATGTTACAAAAACGTTCTTTGGTTGAGTTACAAGACACCGAATTGCATAAATTATTGGAACGTCCAAATCCGGCGCAATCATATAATAGTTGGATAACTGAATTAATCGCATTCGGTAAATTAACAGGAAACCGTTATATCTACGGAATAGGACCCGATACCGGCGCCAATGTTGGAAAATATACTGAACTTTATGTGATGCCGTCGCAGATTATGGAAATCGTTTCCGGCGGTATAATGAAACCCGTATCAAAATACAAAATAGAATACAACGGAACGTTTGAAATACCGGCTGAAGAAATTTGCCACATAAAAGATTTTAACCCTTATTATGATGGAACGGGTTCACATTTATACGGACAATCGCCATTGCGTGCGGGGTTACGTTCATTAACAACAAACAATGAAGCGGTTCAAACGGGTGTTAAGTATCTACAAAATCAAACGGCGCGTGGTCTGTTAATGAGTGACGAAGGCGACATCAATGAAGTTCAAGCGCAACAATTAAAAGATAAATTCCGTAAACAATTTCAAGGTTCAGACAATGCCGGTGACGTTATTATAACACCGAAAAAATTGTCGTGGGTTAACTTTGGATTGAATGCTGCGGACGTTTCATTGATTGAGCAATACAACGCAAGTATAAAAGATTTATGTAATATCTACAACGTACCGGTTCAACTACTAAACAACACCGAATCGTCGTCATATAACAATATGAAGGAAGCTAAAAAGGCGTTATATCAAAACGCGGTTATTCCCGAACTGTTAAAGATTAAAGACGAATTAAATCGTTGGTTGGCGCCAAAATACGGTGACAAACTTTGTATTGAATTTGATTTTTCAGTTATTCCAGAGTTACAAGAAGAAACAGACAAAGTCGTGGACCAATTGTCAAAGGCGTGGTGGATCACACCAAACGAAAAGCGTGCGGCTATGAATTACGGAAAAGATGAGGAAACGTCACAATTAGATGATTATTATATTCCTGCGAATCTTATTCCGGTGCAATCTAATGACGTTGAAATGCCCGTTGAAAGCATAGACGTTGACGTCAATAAGTTTTTAAACAAAGGCGAAACCCCAAAAAAAAAAGAGATTTCGGAACGCCTTAAATTAGCGTTACAAAATAAAATCGACGAACACAACGACGAAGTTGGCGACGACAAAGACAAACGGACAACTGTTTCAATATTGTTTGAGGTTTACGAACGTGGCATTGGTGCATATAGAACAAACCCGTCAAGTGTACGGCCTTCAGTATCATCACCGCAACAATGGGCAATGGCTCGCGTTAATTCATTCTTATATGCGTTAAAGAACGGTAAATTCAGAAGCGGCAAACACGACACCGATTTATTGCCCGAAGGTCACCCAATGAGCAGCAAAGACAAGCCAACAGAAAAAAACGAAACCTTTACAACATACCCGCAAACCGCAACAAACAACGCTAAACGAATGTTAGAATGGCGCGAAAAATACGGTGATGAGGTACGCGCAGGAACACCAACAGGGTGGCGTCGTGCGTCAATGTTAGCAAACCGCGAACCATTAACAGTTGAAATGCTTAACCGCATTAAATCATTTTTTGCAAGACACGAGGGCAATCAAACAATTGCGGACCGTTATAAAGATACACCATGGCGCGACAATGGTTTTGTTTCGTGGAATCTTTGGGGTGGAACTGCAATGCGTGACTGGGTAAATAAAAAACTGAACCAAATAAACGATTAGTTTGGCAATAGACAAGGACAAATGGCAATCGGCGTTTGAAAAGCAATTAGACATCGCTGAAAAAAAACAAATCGCCATTGTAAAGCGTTTTTATAAACGTGAATACAACAAAGGCATTGAATCGTTTATTGCGGACGGTCAAACCAATTTCCAACTATTATTTAACGAGAAAGATTTATTAAAAATTTATCGTGATTTATATACCGATATTGGAATGCGGTTTGCTAAATGGTACGCCAACAATATAAATAGATTTATAAAAAAAGCCGTTGACACGTCCGAAGTCGATGACATTTGGCGAAATGCGTTTGGTGCTTTTGGTTCAGCTATGGGTGCGGAACGTGTTACATTGGTAAGCGGAACGGCTCTAAAAACTTTAATTGAAATAACACAAAGGTTGATGCGCGATCCCGAGTTTATGACATTGGGCGCGGTTGAACGTGGGCGTATATTACGAAACCAATTTAATAGATATTCACAATGGCAAGCCGAACGCGTTGTTCGTACTGAAGCAACGGCGGCGGCTAACTTTGCACAAATGCAAGCCGCACAAACTATTTTTCCGCCTGAACAATTGGAAAAGGAATGGATTGCAAGTTTTGACGATAGGACGCGCGACACACATTCAGAGGCCGACGGTCAAATTGTAATGGCAAATAATACTTTTATTGTTGGCGGTCAACCAATGATGTTTCCGGGCGATCCCGCGGGCGGTGCTGCGGAATGTATCAATTGCCGTTGTTCTGTTGCTTATTTTCCAATAGAGGGCGCACAAGCTATTGGCGATATTTCAATGATTGGATTAGGCGTTGGCGGTGGTTGATTAAATAATTTTTAAAAATCGTATATTTACAAAAATTTTTCTTATGAATACAATTCTTTACAAAGCTGCGCCGGTTGGCGAATTAATTGATGCGGACGAAAAGGCCGGAATTATAAAAGGTTACGGCAGTTATTTTGGAAATAAAGATTCCGACAATGACGTGATTATGAAAGGCGCGTACAAAAAGACTATTGCCGAAAACGGTGAACGTGTTAAATATTTATATCAGCACGATATGAACCAACCAATCGGAAAAATGACTGAATTGTACGAGGACGAAAAAGGTTTGGTATTCGTGGCGGAAATTGCTAAAACACAATTAGGAAAAGACGTTGTCGAGTTAATGAAATCGGGTGTTATTACCGAAAATTCAGTTGGTATTATGCCAATGCAAAAAAACAATAAAGGCGATTACAGAGAAATAACAGAAGTTAAACTGTACGAGATTAGCGCCGTAACATTAGCAGCAAACGACCAAGCCAAAATATTAGACGTAAAGGGTAACGTTGACGTTGAAAAACTTTCAAAGCGTTACGACAACCTAACAAAATTAATTCGCAAAGGCGAAATATCGGACGAAATGGGATTTGCCATTGAAGCCGAAATACAAAAACTTAAATCATTATTTATTGAGTTCACGAAGCCGGTTGATGAAATCACTTCGCCGAATGTTGAGGTAAAAAACAATGATTCCGAAGTGTTCAATTATTTAATAAATTCCTTAAAAAAATAAAAATGGAAGAAAATTTAAAAAACCAATTGGATCAATTCAATAATGCTATTGATTCAAAAATCGAAAAGTCTAACAACGAAGTTGTTGAAAACGTTGTTGTTAAGGCAAACGAAATCGTTAAGTCTGAAGTTTCAGAAATGGCGACTAAATTAAACGAGAGATTAGATGCGATTGAAGTATCTAACAAAAAAATGTTCAGCGCTAAAAAAAGAATGACATTCAAAGGCGCTTTAAACGAAGCATTTGAAGGTGGTGCAATTGAAAGCCTTGCAAAAGGAAATTCAAGAAGCGCATCATTTGAAATCAAAGCCGACATGACTGTTGCTGCTGATTTCACAGGTGAGGTAATTCCTGCGGACAGAGTACCAGGTTACAAGTTTGATCCAACAAGACCGACGCATATTCGTCAGTTATTGGCACAAGGTTCAACACAAAGTGATGTTGTACGTTTCGTAAAAGAAAGCGGATATTCAAACGGTGCTGCTGCAACGGCTGAAGGTGCTACATTGACACAATCTGATTTCGATATGACTGCGGCAGATGCTAATGTTAGAAAAATCGGAACTTATTTCCGTATTTCTGAAGAAATGTTGGCAGATACACCACAATTGACTTCTTACCTTTCAGCGCGTGCGCCGGAAAAACTTCTTGAAGTTGAGGACACACAAATTTTAAGTGGAACGGGTTCTGGTGCGCAATTAAGCGGAATCATTACTGATGCAACTGCATTCGCTGCGGGTGATTTAGCTGATTCTGTTGACAACGCAAATGACTTTGACGTAATTGTTGCGGCGCTTAATCAATTGGCCGGTGCTAACTACAACGCTGATTGTATTTTGTTAAACCCTTCAGATTTCCACAAAATCCTTTTATTAAAAGATTCACAAAATAACTACCTTAAAGACCAAGTTTACAACGGTCTTCAGCCGGTATTTATGGGCGTGAAAGTTGTTCTAAATACTGCAATACCTGCGGGCGATTTCCTTATTGGAAACTTTGGCGTTGGAACACAACTTTGGGTTCGTGATGGAATCAACGTTGAGTTCTTCAGAGAAGACGGAACAAACGTTCGTGATGGATTCGTTACTGTAAGAGTAAGCGAAAGAGTAGCTTTAACAAACTATTTACCAAATGCGTTTGTATCGGGTGACTTCGCAACTGCAAAAGCAGCGCTTGAAACACCATAATAAAGGTTAACTAACCAACAATTAAAGGTCTAAATTAATTTTTAGGCCTTTTTTTTATGCTTTATTTTTAGGCGTCCAACAGATAAGAACGTAAAAAAAACAAAAAAAACTTTAAAAAAAAAGTGAAAATATTTTTTTAATTCTAAAATGTGTTATATATTTGTACTGTAAGAAAAAAACAAACCATTAAAATTAAACATTATGAAAACTATTATTTTAAACAACGGAAAAGCATTTAACAAAAATTTCAATATTGGTGGATTCATTATTCCACAATTCGGCGACATTAAAGACGGATTAAGATTTGATAATGCTAATGACGCAAAAAATATTTTAAATACTATTCCGTCAAACATTGCAAACGATTGTATTATTGCAAAGGATATTTGGAACATATAAAAACATTAACCGGCCCGTTTCGGCGGGCCACAATTTTAGAACAATGAAAACAAAAACAGGATTAACTATCATTCACGACGGCAACCGCGTCAACGTGTACACACAAAACGAAATGCGAAAGCATAGCGACAAAAACAAAATTGATTCGTGGGTTTCAAGCCTTTTAAACGCATTAAATTTAAAAAGATG